TGTCTGATCTTGAAACGTCGGAATGAGGTCTTCTGCGAGGAGCCCTCGATAATTCTTGACGGGCTTCTTGCCCTTGCTCATTGCCCAGTTGAAGAACCCCATGTCGTAGTCATCACTCCCTGTCAATGTGATCTCGACGTAGTTCCCTTTGGATCGTTGACGGTTCGGCCACGAGAATGCCAACCCCCTTGGGAGAGACTTGAGGTTCTTGGCCCCAATCATCATCATGCCGCGCCGACCACCCATCTGCTCCATGATGGTCTTCGCAATCTGACTGGCCTTCTTGTCGGAGCCCTTCAGCTTGTCGATGAGTTTGGAGATGTTTGCCCCGTCCATTTTGTCCAACTGAGCTTTGGAGGGACTCGACTTGCCCTGCTCCTTCAGTAGATCAAGAGCGAAGGAGACCTGCTTCCCGGAGGCTTCGGTCTCTTCTTTCTTCATGGAATCAATGGCGTCGGAGACTTCCTTGCCAGACATGCCTTGGAGCTTGGACTTGTCGTAATCCTTGCCCTTCTCTTTGGCGAGATCCAAGGCGTACTGGATCTGGTCTGCGGTGGGCTTGTTGTCTTCAGCCACGATCAGTCCCCTTGGGTGAGCCACTGCTTGTTGTTCTGGACGAAAGCCTTGAGCATCTGGGCCGCACCACGCTTGTCACCGGCACCGGACACGATGCCCACAGCGAACGGCAACACAGTGCTATCCCACCCAAGTTTCTGGGCAACGGCGCTCGGGGCAATCCTGGTTGTGCCAGAGAAGTCCGCCATCGCCACGTTCATGCTCCTGCCGTCCGTGTGAAAGTTCGCATCTTCCAGTACGTCATAAGCGAACTGGGCGGCCTCGGCGGGCTTGCCCTTGAAAACTTGACTGAACTTCTTGATGAGGCTTTTGACCTCGGGGTACTCCATCTGCTCCAAGAAAATCATCCGGGGACTCTTCTTCTTGACCTTCTTGGGCTCACCACCAGGGTACAGGTGGTCCCTGTACTTGGTGAGCTTGTCCATCGCGTCCATGATCGAGACGGTCTGCTCCTGGTCTTCCCAACCTGGCTTCTCCCGGAGGTGCTTGTAGCCTTCAAAGTGTTCGACCACTCGGTTGATGAGGTTCCACTTCGGGTTCTCTTTCCGCTCCCTCCAAGTACGCATCAGCGTCTTACCGGGACCTTTGAAATACCGATACTGGTTTGCGTCGAACTTGGGTGGGGTCAGGATGCTGACAGGAGCATTGGCGTAGCGGTAGTCGCCACTGGCCTGCTCATCTTCCTCTTCCCACTCGCCTTCCAACTCGCCCTCCATGTTCGACTTAATCCAGTCGATCATCTCCTTGTCCTGCCAGCGATTGACTCGGTAGTCAGCGTCTCCACCGCTTCCAGAAGTCCAAGGCAACTTGTCGTTGGCGGAGATCCAAAACTCCATCGCGGGTTTGCCCCCAGATTTGGTCAAAGCGGGGATGAACACCACACTGAACGTCCCCTGCTTGTCCTCGATGACTTCATCTTGAGGATCGTGGATCAAATGCCGGTTGCTCCGCTCCACTTCGATGTCGATGTCTTTGACCAGATAGACAGACTCAGCAGCGGGATCCAACACAAGAACGGCGTGCCGGTAGTTACGCAACATCGGGATGCGGTCTACCGGGATCTCTTTGACACGACCTTTGAGCCTCCGGGCGACGTTGAAAGCCGTGTTCCGAACGGCCTCCACATCGGCGGTCTTGAGTTGGGCCACCAGGGCTTTCCGAAACTCAGGATTGTTAGAGGCGACGCGGAGGATCGCGGCTTTCAACCGTTGGTCGTGTTCCATTGAATGCTCCACCAGGGGCCCCTGCCTAAGAGACCCCTATAGGGGAACTACCCGGATGCGCCGAAAGCGCTGGGGTAAAACTAAAGTACAAGATTTCTTATGGGTCTAAAAAGGGCCTGAAGGCCCCAGAGCCACCTAGCCCCTGTGGATCGATCCACAGGGGCCAACTGGCACCGTCACAGCCGATCCATGCTCCCAAACGCTCCGCCTTCAAACACCGAACCCCCGATGCCGTTTACGTCTGCTGCGACTCCGAGATGTTCGGACGGGTCACTTGATGGGCCGGACCTTCGTGAACTGAAAATTCGACGCGTTGAAATTCCCCTCAAGCACCAAAGCCAGATCGAACTGGTTGTTCACGATGTCCGTGATGCCATCAACCGCTGACGAATACCCCAGCACCCGGTTCTTGTAGGAGTACACGTACCGAGGCACTGAGATCCTCCCTTCGACCAAATCGTAGGCGGCCGTCGAAGGTTTCCAGAAACCCTTGGAGGTGGTCTTCGTGTTTTCACCATCGGGACGTTGAAGCAAAGGCACCCCGTCAACCACCCAACGCTCCAAGATGGACCACTCTTTGTTCTTGAGGGCGAACGAGAACCGTTTGCTCATCTCGTCGAGGTGAACCCACTTCCCTCCATTGTCTTGGTACTCCCGGCACAGCCAAGCCATCGTGGCCGCCATGCTCCCTGTGATCCGGCGACACTCGATCTTCGCCCGACTGGAGCACACAGCACACCGGCTGTCCCCTCTCTCAAAAGCCCTGCGGTAGATAGCCTCCTGGTACGCCTCCAAGGACAAGCCCAGGTCTGCGACCGGGATCGCGGGAAGCCGAACCGTGATGTCGTCCCCTTTGAGGGTCACAGTCAGTTGCTTGGATGCTCCCAACCCTGTGGCGGTTATTGCGCTCGGAGCAACGCCTCGCCGGGTGAGTTCCGCCAAAAGCTCGTCATTGGAGAAGCTCTCCAGAACTTCTTGCGGATCGAACTCTTCCGTTTCGGTGGAAACGTCAAAATCGAACTCATCAAAATCCCCCATCACCTCTTATACGCCACGAGCGCTGGGGATGAACCTCATCTGCTGTGACTCCGAAATGCGCGCTCAGCGACCGATGAGCTTTTTGAGGCTGTCCAAGAAGCTGCTCTTGTGACGCCCTGTCGGAATCACGGCTTCCCCACCTTCGTGCAGCAAACGGTCCATCTCATCCCAGTGGATGAGAGCATCGCCGCCATCGCCCCAGTTGGAGCCCCAGGAGTTGTGCAACGTGAAGGTCTTGTTCTTCACGTTCACGCCTTTGCACAAAATCGCGTGGCCTCCAGCCTTCTGACCCGTGACGTGGAGATGTCCACATGACGACGTATTGAACATGCCCTCGTACCAAGGCACCCCCAAAACAGCCGGACCCGCGTAGCCCACAGCCATGACCAGATCGTTGAGGCCAAACGCCCACTTGTACCCGTCGATGTAACCCAGCGTCTTCAGCATCTTGACCCCAGCCAGGACACTTGTGCCCTCGTACCAAGGCACCCCCAACACAGCCGGACCCGCGTAGCCCACAGCCATGACCAGATCGTTGAGGCCAAACGCCCACTTGTACCCGTCGATGTAACCCAGCGTCTTCAGCATCTTGACCCCAGCCAGGACACTTGTGCCCTCGTACTGCGGAGTCGCTCCGGGATATGCACCGCCCTCCCAAGGATCGATCTTCTGAGCTTCCCAGTAGATCTTCTCTCGGGCGAACGAAGCACTAAGATGTTGGACTTCGGCCGGACGGGCCGTCAGTTCGTGGGTCATCGAAAACCCGACACAAGCTCCTTCAGAACCTTGGTCGAAATACTGGTCGTTCCGCCAAGTGAAACTGCGGGGCTTCTTGGCCGACACCGATGCCATGATGGGGAACTCTCTGGACCGTTCGTCGAACTCCTTGAGCCGAGCAAGTCGGGGGTCAAGAGCTTCGGTTCCATCTCGTAGCGTGAACAATACTTCGTCAGACATGTTTTCCTCATTTGCGTTTGGCGTGGCCCCACATAACCAAGTCTTCGATCTCTTTGGTCACAACAGGGACCATCTCAATGGTGGTGTGTTTGGCCTTCACCACGATGTTCTCCGCCGGGGGTCCGATTCGGTACCCAGACCGCTTGCCATACTGGTGAATGTTCACCGCTTTGTCGATCTTGGGGATCTGCTTCATCTTCCGCTGGAGCTTGTGGAGGGCGTAGGCCGGGTCCACAGTTACCATCCCGACAGCATGGAAGCGCTCCAGCAGATTCTTGTCCGCCAGACGCCATAGGAGCTTCCCACACCAGTGCCCGCCGTAGCTCTTGCCCACCAGGAGCAGGGTGGTCTTGCCGTCCGCACGACGCTGCACACGGCGACACAGCTTGTTGAAAGCAATAGGTCCGGCTCCTCCCCGCCCGTTGACCACATCAACAGGGTCCTTGATGGGCAGAAGACTCAAGGAGTCCGCCACTATCTCCGTCACATCAAGGTGTCGGTCCCGGCTCCCAAGGAGTCCGTTGAGGGCAACAACAAGCATCTACCAATGGAGGCAAATAGGACCATTACGAATCCCCCGTTTTTCGGGCTCAACCCAGAAACGAGAAAGCCCCCATCCCGAAGGATGGAGGCTTTCTACTTTGACCGAAGTCGCTAGACGTTCTAGCGAGTGACGGTCAGGCGGGTCAACCCCTTGGGGTTGTAAGCGCCGATGCCGAGGTTCTCAAAGACCGAGAAACCAATCGTGCGTGCCTTGGGATCATCTGCCGAGAGGACAGTCAGTTCGGTGCGTACCGGAATACGGCCGAACATTTCTGGCTCACAACACACGTAGACCGTGCCAGCGGGCACGATACGCGAGGTGATGACTTGGGCACCCCAGATGGTCGCCTGAAGACCAGTCTTCAGAAGAGTCGCCTGGCTCTCGATGTCGAGAATGTCCCGACCGAACTTGCGAATGTCGGCGTAGTCCCGAGCATTCATGTACACGCGGGCAACCCGAAGGTCGTGGCGCTCGATGAGTGCAAAGGCGTCAGCCAGCACCGCCCCAGAGATGGGCGCAACGACCGGAATGTCCGGGTTGGTTCCACCAGGAACGCTGTCGAACCCTGCGGTTGCGATAGCGTCAAGAACGGCGAACACTCGCTCATCTTCGGCGGCCTGGATGCTTGCGCGAGCAAGATCTTGAGCCCTCTCGATGAGGTCGAATCGACGTTCTTTGATCTGGGTGAGTGGAATCTCCGGGTTTGAGGCAATCTCAAACAGCGGAAAGATCACTCGACGCGGCTTGGTGATAGCGAGAATGTTCTCGCCTTCCTCGCCGATCACGAATGCGGTGACATCCGGGTCTTTGTCGTAGATGGGGAGAGCCCCATCTGGCAGTTGTTCCACGAGGAAGGTCTTGCGACCAACCGACGTGTAGTCGCGTCGAAGACGCAACGGTTGAGTGAGGCTTGCAGCCAGCTTTGCACGACCACCGGGGGTCTTGATGTACTCGCTGATGAGCCTTTGCTTGATGGCGTTGGTTACTCCTGACATTTTCAGTCCTCCCCTTAGACCCGCTGGTCGTAAACCAACTCGAATTGCTCCGCGTCGGGCGGCATCTTCAAGATGCCAAGGGTTGTGGAAGCAGCCGCGCCGTTGGCAACTTCAGAAGTGATAGTGGCCAGGTCCAGCGAAATGGCTGCACCTGTTTGGGTGGTGACGCGCATCATCAGGTAGCCGTTCCGAGAGGCAACCAGTTGATTCCCAGTCGTGTAGACCAGATCGTCACCAACAGCGACGGCACCACTCGTAGCAAGCGCCTGAGTCTCAAACAGTTGGTTCCCGTAGGTTCCTTGTGCCGAGGCGTAGGTGTTCTTGCCGGAAGCGGGTC